ATGGTGTTAAAAAAGGTACGGAAGTTGCTAAAGATGAAATTAACAAAACTAAGGAAGAAATAAAAAAGGCTAGTGAGGCAGGTAAGGGTAAGAATTGGGTTAGTAGAAACAAAGCAAAGTTAAAAGCTCTTTCCGAAAAAGTAATACCAAAACTAAAAGGTATGGCAGTTAACATACTTAAGGCGATTCCTATCGTTGGAACCATATTAGGTATTGGGCTCGTGCTGTATGATCTTTTCAGCATAGGTTCTGATATTTACGATGTATTCTTTAGCGATGAAGATGAAGAAGAACCTGAGGCTGGCGGTAAGCCGTTACCAGCTAGTACAAGTGCAGTAGCACCAGCACCTATCACACCAATAACCGGTGCGACTGTGCAAGGCCGCGGACCTGCAAGATCTAGTTTGGCATCTACTAATCCAAGAAGAGTAAATAGTGGTGCACCGGCGACAGAGGCACCAGGAAGTTTAATAGTAGATACTAAAAGACCATCAGCGGCAGCTACCGAGGCACCTGGAAGTTTAATAGTAGATACCGAACGCCCAGCCAGCCAGCCTGCTAAGGGTATACCTAGCAAGACATCAGTACTATCTACTGAGTTACCTAACAACAAATCCCAACAAGTAATACAGCAGTCGGCAGATGTAGATAGGATGGAGCGTGATTCTCAAATAAGCCAAGGGCTGGTGGTGTTAAATATTAATAACAATAGAGTAGTCAATACGGTTAAAAATACAACCACATCACCGTCAGGTTCAACTTACTCAGTAACAGTAGGCGCATAGAATGGCAAAAAGAACAACTAGATCTTCAAAGAAGCAACTGCGCGAAATAACTAGCAGCCTGTCTGATATAAAAGTTATTCAAACCCAGGAGATTAATAAAACAGAATCTATAGATTCAACAGTTAACGCAGTACTAAAAAAGTTAGATCTAATTACAGGTATTATAGTTCGTAACTCAGTACGAGTTGCAACTCTTAAGGAAAGAGTTGATGTTTTAGATGATTTTGTGTTTACTGATGAGTTACGTGCATCCGGTGGATCGGAGGTAGTTGATAAGCCTACCCTTTCGATAGTTAATTCAATGGTGTCACTAGCCAAGTCGCTTGCAAGTGTCAACAGATCATTAGGGTCAATGACAGAGCCAGCGCTAGCTGAGGCGTACCAGATGGAAGCCGCATCAGCAGTAAGACCATCGCCCGCTGCTACAGGAAGAGGAACTCCAGGAGTTCAAGAAAGCGAAAAGCAAGAAGGGGTTTTTGGTCTGCTAAAATCCCTATTTACTAACCCTGCTGTTGTTGCTGCACTTGCTGGCATAGTATATACTATTTTACCTAAAGATATACAGGATAAAATAAAGTCATTTCTAGGTGGTTTTGCAACCGGCCTGGAAGATGCGGTAGGTAAGAATGAAGAAAGCGGATTAAAAGGTCTTAGTACTGCTTTAAAGATAGCTGCCGGGGTTATAGCTGTAGTATTTGGAGCAAAGCTCCTAAACAGTATTGCAGATGCTATAACAACTACAGTAAAGATTTTTAGGTTGATGGGTGGTAAGGGAGGTAAGAAATTACTAGCAGTAGGCGCGGTTGCAGCCGTAGGGGCTGCAGGGTACATGATTGCCAAGGGCAAGGATAAGGAGGGTAAAGAAGTCGCTGGAGATGCAGGTAAGCCTAAGGGTGATGCTAGTGCTCCACCTCCAGATAAAGCGCCAGCACCTGTAAGCAAACCATCCGTATCATCCCAGCCCGAACCTATTGCAAAAGTAAATGTCCATGATGGACAGGGTGGAGCACAACCTACTTATGAAAATTACGGTAATGAAGGAAGACGTACACAACAAGTACAAGCTCCTACAATTGCTACACCTTCGGAGATCAGACCTCCTGTAACATCACAACCCGCCCCGGTTGCAACGAGCGAACCTATACCTGTATATAAACCATCATTACCTGCAACCGGAGCAGGTGCTGGTAGAGGTAGTGGGGGAGTTAAATTACCTGTTGGTAAGGGTAGTGGAGGAGTTAAATTACCGGATGAAAAGATAGGAGACGTAATACGAACTGCTTCGAAGAAAGTAGGGGTAGAGGAGTCAATTATGCTTGCAATGGCAAAGCAGGAGAGTGGGTTTAACCCGAATGCAAAAGCTAGTACGTCTTCAGCTGCAGGCTTATATCAGTTTTTAACCAAAACTTGGGCTGGTATGGTTAAAACATACGGTAAAAATTACCCAGAGCTTGCTGCAGGTCCATATGATCCTCTAGCAAGCGCAATTGCTGGCGCCCTTTATATTAAAGAGAACGGTACCTACTTAAAGAAGAATAACATCCCGGTAAACGGTACTAATATTTACGCCGCTCACTTCCTCGGACCGGGCGGTGCAAGAATACTATTATCGGCTAATCCTAGTACCTCAGCACCAACCTTGATGCCTGCGCCCGCTGCTGCTAATAAAAATATATTCTATAAAAAAGATGGTACTCCAAATACTGTTGGTGATGTTATTAGTATTCTGTATGGTAAAGTAGGCGCTGCGGCTGAAAAGTATGCGGCTCTTTTAAATGGATATACATCACCTGTACCAGGCCCAGAGTCAGCTGTAGCAGTAGCTGCAGCTCCTACATCCGGTAGTGCTATTGCTAGTGCATCACAGAGTGTAAAAACACTATCACAGCCCACCACCCAGGTTGCCTCAGTAAGTACCAATAAGACAAGTGGGATGGGAGAAAGGACTCAGACGGCTTATGCGCCAATTCCGAGTCCTATTGCTAGCAGAGGGTCTTTAATTCAAGACACTCGTCATATGACAGCTGCTTAATCTTCAGCAGCAAGCTTCTTGAAGAACTCCATAGAGTCATCATCTTCTTCTTCAATCTTAGGCGCAAACGCCTCACGCCCGGCAGGCTTTGCAGCTGTTGTAGGTGGAGCATCTTCCCAAGGTTGAAGCTTTTCTTCAGCACGTGAAGTAGGATTAGCGTTGCCAGCTAGGCCGAGTGCTCGGTACAGCTTGGTCTTCAGTTCATCATATGATTTGAAGTTAGTCGGCTCAATAAATTCGGCAAGTTTATGTTCTTGCTTCCATACTTGTTCCATCTTATCATCATCTCCGAACAGAGGCCCTACTCGATCGAACTCAGACTTATCGTAGTTACGATAGCCTTCAACGTTACGAATCTTAATCTTAAAGTTAGCACCTTCCCATAGATCGAATGGGTTGATTGCTGTCTCATCTTGGAACTCTGGGTTCATAGCCAGGTTAAGTTTATCCCAGATCTTCTTACCGTACTTGTATAGAAATACCTTTCCTTCATTCTGAGGGCTAGCAGAATCAGTCACAACATAGACGTTGCTGATATAAGTCAGACGGCGCTTTTGTTTACGTACTTGTTCTTTACCAGCCTCAGTACCATTGTTCCACAACTGAGTATTGTACTCAGATACTGGATCCTTCTGGCCAAGAGTAGTAAGAGACTTCTCAATGTACCATCCACCTGGTCCTTGGAAGCCGTGATCCCATACGCGAACGAATGGAATGTCTTCGCCAGCAGGTGCAGGAAGAAAGCGGATAATAGCATAGCCATTACCAGCCTTATCAACTTCTGGACGCCAAAAGCGATTGTCTTCTGAGGAACCTTGGGGGGTATTTAGTTTGGTAACTTCTTGTGTCAGCTTGTCAAAATTGGTTTGACGTGACTTTTTGAGTGCAGAAAAATCTTGCATTATATGCTCCTTGTATGCGATGTATTAAATGTATGCGTCTTATTCACAATATCATGATATAAGATATTTATATTATCTTAGCTCTCGCTAAATTTATCAAGTACTACTTTCTTAAGTTTTTCTTTATCGTATTCGAAGAACGGTCTGAACTTCTTACATCTAAGATAGACTTGAGGCCATACTACTGGATCTTGTATTCTTCGGTTCCATTTTTTCATAAATGAAACCATATCGTCAAGAATAATCAACGTTTCTATATTGATCTCTTTTTGAAGATACTTGCGAAGAATTATCGGATGCTGCCCTTCGATGACTTGAAAATTACTGTCGAAGCAGGTTTCGAGTTTATCGAGATCTTGACTGAAGATATAGGACAAGGACTCTCTGATCTTGACCATCCTGAGGTAGTATCGATCTGATTGTTCGTTGTTAATAAAGTCCCCCACCCAGGTGGAACTGTCATTGTATGCGAAATTGGCAACCAGGTAGTTAACCACTTCTTTTCTTTTAGAGAGTTTATGAAAGAAGTATCGATCAGACCTTTTCTCAAAAGTTGCTCGAGAAGCTTTCGTTCTACCGCCGTACTTAAAGAAGTCATACGTCTTAGAAGAGAAGTGATTTTTGATTGCGACATACGTTTTATATGCTTCAAATGCTTCCATTTATGAAAAACAGACTCTGTGATCTAACATAACGCTCACGCATTGTTGAAGCAGCTCTGATCCCTCTTGTTGCTCTTGGATCGTATTTGAATCCACGGGTACCCATCTCACGTAACCAGTAAGATGCATGCTGGCAATTGACGTGGTGATGGCCAGGCTGACCAGGGAACGCATGTGTCATTAAAACATACCTACATTGCTTCATAACATCAATGAAGTTATCCATAAATTTTGCATCTACATGCTCTACAAACTCAACCGTCCATGCTAGATCATACTGCTTGCCAAGATCATATGAACCTACGGCAAAGTCTTGAATCTTGATCAAGTCTTGTATTGATTCGTGACGCTCAACAATAAAATCTCCATCAAGTCCAATAATATCAAGACCCTTTCGTTTAGCGAGATCAACCATCCCGCCAGGACCACACCCAATATCAACCATAGACTTAATGTCAAAATTTTCAATAAGGTAATTAAGTGCGCCGTCATCCAAATGTGTCTCATCCTCATGCCCGCCTAGGTGTTCTGGTAAAATAATCATATAGGTAATTTCCTTGTCTTCGGTAAATAATTCTGTTCTTCAGCATCAAGCTGAACCTTTGCTTTCATCTTTGCACTGCCCTTGATAAGGGCTGCAGCTGTCTCAATCTCAACCCCATTCACCTCACAATAATGTACTACCGCATCGATATACGTAAGTCGTTTGTCCTGGGCGATCTTATCAATTTCCAACATAAAGTCTGAAGGTGTTTTGCTGAAAGTTAATTCTATATTATCTATCATTTAAAAACCACCAATGCAAGAAGACCGGCTTGTATAAAGAATCCAATACCACCCGTAACAATACCTAGTGTGTCTTTAATAAGAGTTGACCTAAGAAAAAATAGTAGTAATCCAACCCAAACAAATATAACAATATCAACAGAAGGTAGCCTATCTGAGATACCCATTAATACAGATAGTAGATTAGGTATAAATGCACAGTGCATTAGAACAATAGCCAACCACCCTAATGTATTTGCACTAATGTTGCTGAAGTGCTTTACAGTCAGATTAAAGTAACGCGAAACATTATTTACCATTTTATTCCTTGTAGAAGATATGACGACCAACAACAGCTATCTTTTCTTTGTTCCATTTTGGATTAACGTAGTCAGCATGATAGTACATTGCCTCCTTTAATCCATCCAATCTAAATCCTTCTAGCAATACCTTCCTGGCCACAGCTTCAGATTCATCATATGAAGGCTTGTATACAGGTTTAAGCTTAAAGTTGTTCTCACAAAACCAGGAGAACTGACATACGACCTTACTTAGGAATACATTCTTCTGATATACTACCTTACATACATCATTAGGGAATTTGCTGCTATTTGAACGATTGATAGTAACCTGTGCTACAGCCACTTTACCTTCAAACGGTTCGTTACCAGCTTCCCAATATATATTCTGGGTTAAACATTGAAGCTGTCTCTCACGTTCCTTTAACGATATTGCAGCCGGAGTTGCGTATATTGCATTATACTGATTAGTGCTTCTTTCGATTGCCCAGGACATACCGGAATAGATAGCGTAGACTATTGCAAGCAAAAATAAGGCTTTTAAGAAAGCGATAGCGATGAGCGTAAAATGTCTCATGTATTTTTCAAACATATTTTCCTTTCATTGAACCTCATTATAGGGATTATAGATTAATAATGCCACTAGTGTAACGATGTTACATTCCTTTTAGGAGAGGTAAAGATGGTAGGTTATTCTGTTACGAGGAAACCTACCGAAACCCTAAGCAGTGTTTAGGCTGCTAATGCGAACTGTGAGTCGTTTGCGTTTACTTTGGTTTACTGTTAACGACGAGATATGTCGAGTTGTCCATGCGTCTACTTGTTGCCCTGTCGAATACTGAGTACACCCCCAACATAAAGAAACTTTGGAATCCGACAATTGAA